CATCCGGAAGGTCAGGTCAACATCCATTCCCGAAACACCGTATACGCGGTGGTTCGATGAACTGAAATGCCAGCCGAAATCCATATCTACCTTCGCGCGCAAACCCGCTGCAAAAGCAGACATAGGAGCGGCAATAAACTTTTCTTCAGTGGGCGTTAATACGTCGTCTATGTAATCCGCGTTCGGAGTTAAATAGTACGGGAAAAACAACTTGCCGCCGCTATCCAAATTGGCAAAATCACCAGTCCCCTGACGTGAAGCCATCGCTTCGTCGTAAGTGTAACCTGCCGGAGTGTCGATGTAAGCCATCGCTTCATTCTGATATGCAATTGCCTGCAATTCATCTTTCACAGCGCCAAGCGCACTGAAATGTGGGGCAATGTAAATCATAGGCTCGAAACCGAACCTGTTTTTCGCGGTTTCAAACAGTTTCATTCCTGTGCGAATTCCGGTAGCGGATACGCTACCTACTACCTGCGCAGGAGTGACAGTCGCTGTATCGGAACCAACGGCAACGACGAAAACCAATGTCCCTCCGCGTTTGCTTTGGTTCAAACGAATAGCCTTCAAAGCCTGCGGGATGGTTCCCTTGTCTCCAAAAGCGGCATCGCCTTTTTCGTTCGATGTCAATATAAGTTCATTCATATTAACGTCGCCGTTACAGGTGCCTACCAGGGCAACAACCGCTGTAACAACATCGTTCGCAGGCATAAAGTCCTGCGCCAGATCGATGCTCTCAATACCATGTAAGAATGCCATTTCAGTTATTTTTTATCTGTTTTTAACTTACTTTTAAACGATTCAGTGCTGTATTCCAAATCAGATATTTCGTCTCCGCTCTTTTCTGACTTTTGCGTAACCGGTTTGTCTTTAAGTTCTTTAACTTCCTTATATTCCTCAATCCTTTTACGCTCAACCAACGCCTGTGTCGTGATGTGTGTGTCGGGCAACTCTATAACGTCGCCCTTGTTTGCGATGTATTCCTTGCCCTCAATTCGTGTGACTAATTTAGGGTTCAATACTTTGTATTTCTTCATCTTCAACCTTTTGAATGGTTACTAAATCCTTCATTTCAATTTTCTTGATCAAAATGTAATCCTCTATATCCTCGCGCATAATACGCACTCTGGGAAAGGAAAACTTTAAGACGTACTGCCAGTTATTCTGAATACCTGTAACATAGCCGAAAGTGGTCATTATGATTTTTTGAGTAGCGTCTTTTGGGCGCCATTTCATCAGCCTCTGTATCGCCTCTTCAGCCACCGCAAAAATACCATCCTCACCGTGGCGGGTACGCGCCTGGATATATAACTCAAAATTGAGGGTTTCATCCTGCGTGAATTCGCCCAAGTGCGGTGTGTCTTCAAATGTGCTGCCTGTGAATATGACATATATGCGCGGCTTTACGACCGCCCTCGGGATATTCAGATCATCGGTTAAAGGTAATGCCGAAACTTCTACGTTCGGCATTACCAATCGTTCAATAATCAAACCTTCGTATGTATCATAACCAATCATTCACTCACTAATTCAAGATTTGCTACGTATGTATCTCCGTCGTATTTGGTTTCAACGGATTTAACAAGGTATTTTCTGCCACGTACCTGCAGAAACTCGTAATTCTGCTGGTCAGTTGATTCTTTTAAACCAATAAACGTGTCTTTCCAGTATTCGGCAGTTGGGTTTACAGGCTTGTATTCGTAATTGTCCGAGTGTCCAATGGTCATCGGATTCGTCGGATAATTGAATAAAATACGTCCTTCAATGTCATCGCCACCGTTCGAGGATAGCCACAAAGCATCCTCGCCCATAACTCCAAGGATACGGTCGAAGGTGCTTTGTTCTAATCCATCGAAAAAGGTAGGCATCAGTACGCTATTTTAACTGGTACAACTTCACCAGGCTCGCCATCTTCCCAAGCCCAACCTACGAATAGGTCGGTATCAGTAAGGGTAATTTCTTTTGCGCCGGAATCGAAATATACCGATTGACCCTGTTTGATCTGCCCAAGAGCCGCAGGAACCGGTACAAGGTAAACACCTTGTACTGATACGGCCAAAAGTTCGCCAACAATACCGTCTGTAACGGCAACGCCAACGACATCCTCAACGGCAACCAGATCGCCGCTCTTAATGTTATCCCCTGCCTTGGGGATGTAATGCAGGACTTCACCCTGCCTGTTAAATGTCTTCATATCGTTAAATTCTTTATTTTCTTTAAATTCCTCGTTTAGACACCTTTACACTTCACCCAGCCGCGATAATCAACCGCAGCAGTTCCAAACTCGCCACGAACGGCGTACTTCATCGTGTCCGTATTGAAGTCGTCTTCGCTGTTTACGCGCAACCCTTCGTTACCATCAAGATAAGCGTAATATAGCCCTTCAATCTCGTTCGGATTGGCAATGAGATACCACTCCTTCGGGTCAGTCAAACGCGGTTCAACGATGATGTTGTACACACCCGCCCAAACGTTGATGTCACCAACTGTTGTCGGATTGATTGCGGTCAACTGCTTTTTCGCTGCTATTTCCAATTGAGGCGGTACAATTACCGTGCGCGGGTTGACGCGGATACGTCTCTTACCACCCAAAGCCTTCTGATTACGGAAAACCAACAGGGCGGCTTCCAAACCTGCATCACTGAACGCACTTGTTGCGCCCGTCAACAGGTTATCATGATCAGTCGAAAACAGCGGCTTGCCATCGTCCATTACCACGTTGTCAGTAACCAATCCCCATACGAGATCGCCGCGCAGTTCGTCCCAGTCTTTCACAAACCGGTTCGGAATAATTGCCAATGAACTAAGGTCATCATTGATGAACGCTTCTCTTGTAAATTTGATGCCCTCGGCAAATTTCTTTACTTTGATACGCTGTTTTGCCTCAAGCATGGTAGTGTACTTAATCTCCCCTCCTTCAGGGGTTTCTGCCATGCCATTAACTGACTCGACTTGATAGAAATTCCGGTAACGGAAATCACTTACCGTCGTTGCACGTGCAATCTGATCCCATTGCTCCGGCATCCAGGTGTAATCAGCGCGAAGAACCTTATTCAGTGCTTCTTCAAAAAGAATGGGGAAATCGCTGGTGCTGTGCGCACGTTGCGATTGTTGCCATTCCCAAATTGCGCTTTTACTTTTTCCACGCAAATCAATACCGCGTTCCTGCGCTAATTCTTTAGTCATTTCCACGAGAGTCATGCCGTAGAAATAGTTTCCGGATTCTAATTTGAATGCGTTCGGCAATGCGCGGGCAAGAATGGCATTCTGCGCTGCGCCGCGTTTCTTTTCGATCGCGCTGGCGCCTACCGTGGCGGCATGTGTGCCGTTTACATTCACTTTGCCGGATTCCACAGCCCGCATGATAATGTCGTGCCGGCATTCGTCCAATGACTTGCCGGAGTTGAACAATTCAATCGCAACCGAATCATTCAGTCTGGCGGCACGGCTCGAAACAAGGATAGCGTTTAAACGCTTTTGTTCATCGGATGTAGCCTGCGCACGAATGGCAGCTACATCTAATGCCGGTTCTGGCTTCGGTTGTGGTGTAACCGGTGGTGTTACGGAGCGCACACCGGTCACGGTTGCAGAACGTTCCCCATCGCTGAAGCTCGCGCCGCATTCTGGGCAGGTATAGCTATCTGCCTCGTCGGTTTCCCATTGGTGCCCACACTCTGGGCATGTAATTTCAATCATCGCTCTTTTTTTAAGATGAATACTACTTTTGTTTATAATTTGTCTTTCAACAATTTCTACACTATTTTTATCACTGTCCCCGCGAAAACCGCAATTTGGATCAGCGCCCACAGGAACCAATGATATTTCGTGAGGTTCCCAGTCAATTCCCCTGTATGTGGGGACTTTTTCTGTGCCAGGTTCACGTTCAAACTTATGGACACGGTAACCTACGCTTATTTCTCCAAGAATACCGTCAATAATATCCTGAAATATACCGTCAACCTCTGGGCGACGCGAAAATCGTACCGTTGCACGTCCAACTTTATCCTCAAACCATACCTTTATCGTCCGGCCAAACTGGTTTAATACGGATGAATTATCGTGGCTGTCAATGACCGGTAAACCCTTATTCGCCCGATCCATACGGACGCTTTTCGGGTTACAGGATAAGACTTCGTTGTAATCCTCTGTCCATCCGGTACGAAATACAGGCGTTTCAGTGGCAAACGTTACTTCAATTTCTCGCTTATCCCTGTCAATCGTTTCCGGAACGATCAACGCCCGTTTATACTGAACTGATAACTCTCTGTCCATTTTATTTTGCGTTGAGCGCCCTCAATAACCACTCCAATATCTTCGAATCGTATATTCCGTTGCTGATCATCCCAGGCGATAATGCTACCAGACCAAAGACAACCCAGTCCTGCCATGTTGCAAAAACTTTAAAGGCGTATGCGCCAAAATTAAAGTGCTTGCCTGCCAGTAACATAGCCACCGATAACACAATACCAACAACCCAAGGCGTCAATACCTTCATGATTCCGGTGATGTTTTGCCTCGAAATGAGCCATCCCGATATAATCAGGCACGCCGTTGCAATTCCGAAAGGCGTCCCCACCAATCCCAACAAATAACTGATACTTAACGTTTCCATTTTACTTTTATTTTACTAATTTATAATCGTTTTCAAATTTTTCACCGTAACAAATCCCTTATTTCCATTGAAGTCTTTACTATCATTACCTTCCTTACCGATCACCTCTTTCGGCGTCGCCACAAAAGGATTCAACACAATCCCAAGTTCTTCCAGCATATCGTTTTCCTGCTTCATTTCCTCAAACAATTCCTGCGGGTCGCGGCCATTTTCACGGATAATTTCGCTCAATGTGGTCAATCCTGCTGCCCGCTGTGAGATAAGCGCGTTGGTTTCCTTCACCGGATCGAGTTGTTGCACGCGAGGCGCCGTCCAATCCGTATCAACTCTATTAGGCAACGCTCCGGAAATCATACAGGCATCCATAAACCACTCCCAAACCGGCGCACAGAATTGCACAGTCATCATATTGTATTGCCATGAACGGAAATTCTGTGTTACGTCGATTTTGGCCATCCTTCCCGATGTGAAATTTACCCGCGAATAATCCATTGTCAGCATTTCGTATGTAATTCCGTATGCTGCGGCTATTCCCTGCAAAATTCGTGTTGAATATACGTCATAATCACCAACGCTCGGCGGTTCGGCAAAGGTAATCGTCTCACCCATTGCCAAACGCTCAATAGCGCCAGGCTCTAAACAGTCGTCGTTTTTCCAGTCCTTATGAAAATCGGACTTATCCACGCTGTCCGATGATACAAATGCTACATAATTCGTCGCAATCTTCTGTTTAACTAATTGGGAATCTTCGTAATCGCCAAAATCCGATAATTTCATAAAGGCAGGAACGCCAAAAGGTACTCCGCGCACCTGTCCAATTCTTAAAACTTCAAAAATATGTAGAATATCGCGTTTATCGTAAAATTCAGATTGTCTGTCCATTCCATATATGTAGCCGTCGCCAGGGTGGTAATTCCATAGCCAGTAACCCTTTAATTCGCCTTCCTCCGTGAATTGAACGCCCATTCTGGCCATACCAAAGTCGTTTTTCCCGTTTCTGGTATGATCAATAATGTCCCCTTCGCATAATTGCAGTTTAAGAGGTATTTCACCGGCCACGCGGCGCATAATAACAATAATATCACCTCCTTCGACAATGGATCGCATGGCCTGCTCTTGCAAACCGTAAAGATTGGTTTTTCCGTACCAGTCGCACGCAGTCGATTCAGCCCATCGGCGCCATACTGACTTTACAAGTTGGTTTTCTTCGAGTGTTTTTCCGAGTGGTGCCGGACGGATTCCCTCGCCAATGGTGTTCTTCACGACGCATTCCACCGCCCGTTTTCCCCACCCGTTGTTCCTGCACATTAGTCGGGAACGTGCGCGAAGGTCTGCGAGCGCCTGTGATATTTCTGCATTCGGCCCCGTAGCGCGCGCAAGGCGAAACGATTTACCGCGCCGCCCTTTGTCAGCCGCCTCGTAATATCGTTCGCCTTTCTTTACGCGCTTTAACTCAAAACCAAAAAATTTCACCTCTTAAAACCTAAAATTCCTTATATTCCTTACCTTTCTCACTCAAACGATTCTGATTTTCTACCAGGGTAAAACCCCCGATCGTGTCCCATATACTTTCTCACCCTTCCAAACCTTTCCGGAAAAAGCTCTTCTTCCATCATTTGTAGGGCTTCTTTCATTTCAGCAACCGAAAGATAGGTTACCGTTTTATCGCCGTATGTAACCGTTCTCACGCCTGTTACAATGGCATTAACGATAGCCGTTTTCAGTTTTTGATAATCCTCTATGGTAAACCGAATCATGGCGGCAAATATATGTTGTTTTTCCAACAAATTTTCAGAAAACCGAAAATATAACAATTTTTGTGTATAGCAGGCGGGATTCGAACCCGCGAAGTGCTGGCATGGCTTGCCAATTGGTACCAACTCCGCTTTATCTATGAGCCATTTACACCACTGCTATAAACCACCAAGTCCACTGGTTAAACGTTTACTATCCAGCCGTTTTCATGAAAACATACGGGACAAACAATGCTCATCTTATAAACGCCTGCCTCCTTCCACAAGTCGGCCATCTTTAACGTTTCCAGGTCAGATTCCTCAATTTCTATTTCAGAATCACACCATTTACATGTTATTTGCTGCCCTATAAGGTAACGAATCGCACTTTCGCGTTTTCCTTTCTTGATGATCTTCATATTGTTATTAAGAAATTGGTACGGACATAAAAAATCGTGCCGAATATAACGGATTTATGCCACTTCTATATTGAAAGAAAAAATTTCTCGGATTTAACTCGTCGATTTCGTCGTTTTCCATCCCAAGTATCCATAACTCGTGGCAAAGTATTTCGAACCATTCAATAAAATCCTTATATCCATATATCCAATATTAAACTATTAATTCCAGAATGAACTTCTTCGAGTGTTTACCCTTATTTCTGGTTGCTTCACCATAGGAGCGTCCCGTTCATCGTATGCCGATTCAGGAAAAATCTTTTGCTGAAAACTGCTTATTGACTTAATCTGCTCTGGCCTCAACCGGTCAAGCCCGATTATAGATGCCGCAGCACGCGCATAACACCAGGTGTCAAGCACTTCGTTCCTATCATAATCCTTCACCCATTCTGTCCGCTTGTAACCGCGCACAATTTTCGTAACCAATTTTTCAGCAGTCAAACTTTTAAAAAAGTGCTCATCGTACTGCGGAAAATGGCAGTAACAAGGAGGTGCGACGCCGTTTTCTTTCTCGAGTCGAAGCCATGAATATAACTCGGATTTTAAAAACGACGCCCCAACACTCCGTAATCTTACTTTGCCTATTCGTTTACCGGATTTGGTTATGTCTATTGTTTTCGGAATAGATACCGGCATCCCCAAAGTATCCTGCCCCTTTACCGGAACTACCCGATCAGATGTATACCGGCGGCAAAAATCATATACGTGCGTTGTGTTGTAGCCGCTATCTACGCACATCATCCGGATAGGTATCTCTATGCCCCCACCGGCACGTGGCCAACGTTCCTCAAGCAATTTTGCTAATTTATTCCATACCGAAAGTTGTGCAGTATCACCATCTAAAACACGATAATCGATTGAATATGATTGCCTGTCACTTGTCCAGCCTATGATTTGCAGTTCAAGCCTATCTCTCTGTACGTCAACACCGCACGTCAGGAAGCATACTTCAGCAGGTATGGAGTTTAACGGATAATCTTCACGCCGGTTATACAAGTTCATATATTCAGGAGCATCTCCACGCTCTGCCCATGTCTCCGCCAATATATTGTTTACGAACTCCTTATAACTTTCCTTGTGACCCTTACTAACCAAAAATTTCCGTACAATGCTTTCCCATGACATCCATCCGTAGGGTGAGTATAACGAATTAATATGAAAACCAATCACTTCATCGCTTGCCTTTTCAGGACAGGATGGTAACCATTCACCGGCGGGCAGCATCTGGTATTTATAGCGCTCATCAATGAGTACGCCGCAATGTATACAACAATATTTTGTCGTTTCCGGCTTACCTTCATCCCAAATCAACTGCTCAAAGATTAACTTTTGCTTTTCGCCACAGTGAGGGCATG